CCAACATGACCGCAAGCTGATCGAAATCGACAGCGTTACATGGCGCGGAGTTGGCATCATGCATGTTTTGACGCGTGAAGAAATGGACGAACTGTTCTCGGCTTGTTACGAGAATGAACTTGATCTTGCGGTCGGAGCTGCTGAAGCACATTATGAAATGAGGGCAGAGAGATGACATACAGAGTAATGCAGGTTACTGAAACACGCGAAGAGTTTTGCGTAGAAGAATTCCGCACTGAAAAAGAAGCGGCCAAGTGGATTGACGAGAATTTGGATAACTATCCTGAGTCCGGTTTCTACATTACTCAGCCGAGCTCGTTCTTTTCTGATTACATTTACGGAGGTTGATATGAAACACACAATGAAAACCAAAATGTATGTACATGCCAGCAAGAAATACAACGGCAAAAATGAATTTTATATTGATATGAAAATCTGCGACATGACCGAATATGGGTATATCTTGCTCGGAACGGTTGAAGTATCAGCAGATTTCGATCTTCCGGATGACTTTAACTTTACGCAAGCCGAGATTGATTCTCTCAAAACTCAGAAGTCTAAAATTCAAGCCGAAGCGCAAATGAAGATTACTCAGATTGACGAGCAAATCCAGCGCCTTCAGTGTATTGAGTACAAGGCTTCAGAATGACGACGCCTAACACGATCATTGCTGACCTGTCGCATGAGATTGATCGGCTTCAGAAGGTTGGAAACCTGATGCTCGAAACTTTGATTAGCGCGGAAAGTTTCGTGGCAAAGTTCGAATATTCAGAGCATGAAGAAGTACCGTCACTGCTTGGGAATATTCGCTACGCAATAGACGAGGCACATCATGGATGAAGATGGCGGAATCCAGTGGTGGCAGGAACTAGGACAACAACAGGAGATGGAAGATGAGCAAGACGCAAGCGAGTGAAGTAGAGTCACCGTTCCAGAGGCTATTCGCAATCAACGTGAATGACCATGTGGAGAAAAAGAATAACCTGTCCTATCTTACATGGGCGTGGGCCGTGGCAGAACTTCTCAAGGCCGACCCGATGGCGACGTGGGAGTATAAGGAACCTGTGCGGTGGAACGATACCGTGATGGTGTTCTGTACGGTAACGGCGTTCAACAAGCAGATGACGGCGCAGCTTCCGGTGATGGATCATCGCAACAAGGCCATTAGCAACCCGGATGCTTTCTCGGTCAATACAGCAATGCAGCGGTGTCTAGCAAAGGCAATCGCGCTTCATGGGTTAGGGCTTTATATCTACTCCGGCGAGGATTTGCCTGAGAGTGAGGCCGAAGCATTTGCAAAGAAGGCCACAGAAAAAGGCGTAACTCCTACTGCTGGCGCAATGGAAAACTTCAATGATGACGAGCAAAAATTCCTTACTGAACTCGCCGCAGAAATTACCGAAACAGTGAAGTTTGACGTTAAAGAGGCTATCCGTCTATTAGATGAACGTCACCTTGCACAAGAAGAGAAGGTTGCGATTTGGGCATGTATTGATTCAAAGACAAGAAGTGCAATCAAGAAGGCAAAAGAGGAACAAAAAGTAATTGATATGGAAGGCCAAGCATGAAAAAAGAAACAAAAAATCCAAGGCATTGGATGTATGGAACAATAACTTACAAAACTTGGCAATCAATAAAATCAAGGCTAAGGCAAAATCCATATTACAAAAACGTTGAAATCTGCCAAAAGTGGTTGAGGTTTAAAGGATTTCATGAAGACATGGGAAACAGGCCAAGTCTTGATTACCAAATAGATAGGGTTGATAACTCAAAAGGTTACTGCAAAGAAAATTGCATATGGGTTACAAGAAGCGAACAGATGAAAAACCGGTCAATTACTGTATGGCTAACAATGAAAGGCGAAACAAAATGTCTTTCAGATTGGGCGAAAGAGGTTGGTATTGACCATAGAACAATAACGAAACGAATCAGAAAACATAACTGGAGCGTTGAAAAGGCACTAACGACCAAAACGCCAAAGCAGCGTTATGAACAAATTTAACTAGGAGAAACAAAATGAACGTATGCACATTTACAGCACGACTCGGAGCAGATGCCGAACAGCGATTCACCGCATCAGGTGAGAGCGTGGTTTCATTCAACGGCGCGATTGATTCAGGATTTGGCGACAAGAAGGTTACAACCTGGATCAAGTTTATTCTGTGGGGCAAGCGCGGTTCTGGCGTGTTTCCGTTCCTGAAGAAAGGCGGAAAGGTTGTCTGCACTGGAGAGCTTACGAACCGTAAGTGGCAAGACAAAGACGGACAGGATCGTTACTCGCTTGAACTCAACGTCAATGCGCTAGACCTTGATAGCAAGAAGTCAGAGGAACCGGATTGCCCTGCACGTAGCGAGAAGCAATCAAGCGTCAAATCTGGTGATCTTCCGAGAGATAGATTTGATGATCTTGAAGACTCTATACCATTCTGAGGCGGCAATGAACATTTCACAGATGCTAATGCGTAGCGTAACGCCGCTATCCGACTATCAACCACCAAGGGTCAAGGCCGTTAAGCCTAAACGCTCGAAAGACGGATGTTCAACTAACGTCATGCGCCACGAAGATACTATCGAAAAGTATCGTTCCGCATGGAAAGAAGGCGATGTTTGGTTGCAGACACGGGAGATTGAAAAGCGTCTAGGCATGGGGATATCGGTTGCTTATTACACTCTGAATAAATGGTGGAAAGACTACGGACTCCTTGATCGACGTGAGGCTGGTAAGGAGTTCAACCGTAAGACAGGTTTTGAATGGAAATGGAAATGAACCTTGCACAGCAAATATCCGCAGCGTATCTCTGCAACAGTCAAAAGGTGATTCCTATGGTAATCGGTCGGCCAGTTGATCCTGGCAGCATCAGGCAGCGCGTCCTGGCATTCCTGAGTGATCGTGTGGATGAAACAACGCGAGAGATTTACAAGGCTGTTGGCACAGCAAAGAACCTGAACAACTTCAGATCAACCATCCGTGATCTTCACGCTGAGGGAAAAATCAGGAAGGTGCGTACCGTGAATCGTGAGGCTTATTGGGCTATTGATGAAATTGGAGGAATGAAATGACCACACACGACAAAGACAAGATCATCGCTGCGGCAAAAGAAGCAGATAGTGGGTTCACATGCGATGAGTCTTTTAACCTTGGAACATCCCTTGTTGGATTAGAGGCTATTGAATGCTTCTACGCCATCGCTTTTGAGGCTGGTCAGGTAGCTGGATTCTCTGCAAGCATTGAAGCGTGCCAAGCGGTAGGCCCAAAAGAATACCCAAACAAATTAATTACCGATGGGTATGTAGACGCTATCCGCGCAAGAGGAGATATGAAATGAAACACGAATGGCAAGGAGTGCAGGAAAAGCCCGATGGATGGGCAACCTTCACCACTAATGGTGGGTCGGTTCGCATCTACTTTTCCGAGTTTGCTGACTACTGGAGGATTGTTGGAATCATCGACCATGAGGTTAAGCGGCGAGTCGCCAACACGATTCAGCGGATACGAAATGTTGCGGATCAACTTGAGGATGAAACGTGATCAAGATCATCGCCGGAGAACCTTCTGCATGGGAACTGCGCGTCCGCGGCGCCGATACTGAGTGGATGAGGTACAGCATCTATGAGTCGTACAAACAGGCTCTCGCAACCATGAAGCGCGTGGAAGGCCCACCAATTGAAGTGAAAATCGTGCCGCTGTACGCGGTGGAGGAGAATACATGAATCCATATCAACCCGGAGAGGATAACCAAGATCCTTATGAGGTTGGATACAAGGCAGGAGCAGCCAGTCGGGATGCCGAGGTTGCGGAACTGGTGGAGGCGCTTGAGCATTCCGTACTATACGTTCCTGATTTGGCTACGGTGCCTGGCATTGCCGCTGCACTCGCCAAAGTGAGGAAGCCATGAGCAAAGAACGCGGAATGTACAACATGGACTTCATGCCAATACTCATTGGTATAGCTGTTGTGGCCGGTATCGCAGGCTTCGCAGCATACCCGCTCTTTGGCTGGCTATGGAGCATCATTAAACCATGGATTCATGGGGTGACAGCATGAGCAAACAGATTGACTTTTTGAAGAGATGTATCGCGTTAAATCTTCAAAGTGGGGGTCTGTTACACCTGCTTGATCGTATCGAAGAACTTGAGCGCAAGGTGGCGAGCCGCGATGCGGAGGTTGTCAGCCTGACGAACCAGCGGGACTATGAGTATGTGCGGGCTGAGAATGCAGAGCAAGAGCGCGACCAATTTGAGCAAGAGCGCGACCAACTCCGCGAACATGTGACGATGCTGCGGGATGCGCTACTGACTTGCAGTGTTGGTGATTTTTCAACAGGCCACGTCATCCCCCCGAGTTTTGATGAAAAGCTAGTTGAGGAAGCACTCGCTGCCACGGATCCGAAATGACTACTTTCCAATTCCGAAGATTGGCCCGATCCCGAGTTTTACTGCCAGCGTTCCAAGCGTAAGAAGAATCAAAATATGGAGGATTCCCCATATTGATTTCTTCGCAATGTCAGCTTTAAGGTCTTTCCAGAACGCCTCTTCAGCCCTGGCCGCAGCGATCATTCGCTCATGTGACTCACGATGATTTTCAATCCCATCAGGGAATGCGATCATCAGTTCGCGCTTCGCCCCGACGATTGCCTCTTCGACAAGCAGTTTGATCCGTGGCATTTCGTTGTTCGTATGCCTTGCCAGCGCATCGTCAAGGTCGGTCTTTGTAATTTGTTCTGACATTGTTATTTCCACTCGAAACGATATTTGATGGTTGCCGCGTTAATCCCTTGGTCTTTCTCAACTAGCGAACTGCGATGCTCAAGTTCAAAAGCAAACCCGTTCCACGAATACCCTACAGCTATCAACCCAAAAGGATTATTTGAGCACCCTTGTATTTTTCTCTTTTCGTCATAGTCGGTCAAGCAACCATCCATCACAGATGCGCCTACTTCAATGTACGGCCCTGCGAATACTGGATTCATCCATGCCAGCAATAGCGCACTGTAAAAGATAAGTACGATGGTTGAGAGCAAAATCCCACTCATTGACGCTCTGACAACAGATCAGTCTTGCGCTGGCTTCCGTATGATGTTCCGAGGAAGAACCCTGTAATGCTTCCAAGAATCAGCGATATGATGGAAGAGACAACCATTGCCCGAATATCGTTCGTCCAACCCTCTCCGAACATCACCGCCACCACGACGATATAGACGAGAGGCAGAATCAGGATGGATACCCATAGCGCAGGTGATAGCCAAGGCTTGCTAGACGATTGCGATTGAATGTCATGCTTCCTTGCGCCTTCAATCCCGCCACCACCGGATTCGCCAGTTAGTTCGTACCATTTCGATTCAATGGCCTTGGCGTAGGCCGTAGCAACCACAGGATCGCTCTGTAACGCAGCAACAGCACCTTCAGCGGTAGGTTGGTCCGTAATTGACTTGGCAATCTCTACGGCCATCTCAGCAGCCTTGGCGTTCTTCTCGGATTGTTCGCCTTTTCCAAACAGTCGAATGAGAGCCGGAGCAGCAGAGATTAGCGACGGAATAGCCGCAGCAATGAATGGAGCCATGTTGGTATCCTTTGTGGTTGAGTCTGGAAAGGGTTCGGTCGCCGTAGCGCCGCCTCCTTTCAGGTCATTGAGAAACTTCAAACAGTAAGCGAGTGACTTGGTAGGCTGTCCGTAAGGGCTTCCAGGCAGGCTTGCCCACTCTCTGTTACACCTCTCTATGGCCGTCGTCCAATCGCCTTCCATAACCGCAGGCAATGCCCTTCTACGCTCGATTAGATAGAGTGCAGCACGATCCTGATTAGGCGGTGAAAAGTCATTGAGTCCGAGCGCCTTGACGCATTCATCCCATGTTCGTGAAAGAAACTGATAAGCCCCGGCTGCCGTAGAGGTAATCGGCTTTCCGCCCATCGTGCGGGTGATCGCCCGGCGCGGATGGTCGTCAAATGACGTGAACCGCTCGCCGCCGAAAAGCGTCTGGTAGCCGGCGCCTTCGGTGTATTTGATCAGCGCCAGGAAGGCACTGACATTCGGATGCAACAGGGTTTGCGTGTAATCGGTCATTTTATTCTCCAGCGCTTGTAGTGACGGTAACGTTCGCGGGCGGACTGGCAGGCGCCGATGATGGCGGCGACAGTTATGAGGAGAAGCAACCAATCAGGCATCTGTAGTTTTCCTTCCAATGACGAAACGCATGAACGCCATTTCAAGCGCGGCAGTGCCGAGGCTGGCAATCCCGGCAGCAATGCCAATCTGGGCTAGCGGAGACATATTCGGCTGCATAATGAGAATGGTCCCGGCGACGACGGCCAGTCCGCCCGTCGATAGCGCCCGCCCGACGATGACGCGCCATGAAAACCGATCTGGAGATAGCAGGTGCTGCCCGATGCCGATGGTGGCTCCGATGAACCAGAAGACAAGCGCCAGTTCAATCTCGTCCTTCCATGTCGTCAGGTTATGAACGATCTTTTCCGGCATTGCTTATTCCCTTCCACGGTCTGTGCCGGCGATGATTTTTAAACCTTTACACGTCCGCCGTCAGCCGCCGCACGTTGGTTCCGTCGGCCAGCAATTTGGCCGTCTTCAGCGTGGCGATGGTGATTCCTGTCCCGGTCGCGCCGATAATCCGCACCGATTGCGCGGTGTTGTTGATGACCCACCATTCCTTCGGAAACGCCACCGGCACGATGAAATCGCGGGTGGCCGTGACCACCCCGGCGCTTATGTTGATGACATCGACATCTGCCTCGGCAGCAGTTGCCGTGTAGTTCGCATCCGTCGTGAAGGCGCGAGTCAGCATCCGCGTCTGTTGCGCGAAATTCAGGAAGCGGTCATCGTACCAAGTCGTAATAGAAGCCGTGCCGGTGACCGCCCGACCGATCCGCCAATAGCCTGGCGTGTATGCCGTCGTGTTCTTCGTCACGGCGCCGGTTGAAGGGTTGGCCTCAACGTAGTTCGTTATCGAGGCAGTCAGCGCCGTAGTCGAATCGGAAATGACAGCCACTACGCCATTGATGCCGAGCTTGCCGCCGTGTAGACCAAGTGACAGGCCGCTGGTCGTTGCCGAATTTTTGGCATAAATTGCCACGGGAACACAGGCGTCAAACAAGGCGTTTGCCTTGGCCGTCTGGTTTCCTTGCCCGGTAGAAACCGTGCCGAATGGGGTCGTTGAATCGCTCATGGTTTTTCCTTACGGGTTCGGGAATGCAGAAGTCGGCACTGAATAGGTGGTTCCTGAATAACGCGCCGCCTTGGTAATCCGCACTTCGTCGATATATCCGGTGAAATACAGGTTTGCCGGGTCAGGGCCGCTGTTGTTGAATACAACACCAAGTGAAAGACTCTTCGTTGAGTTGTTTAGGTTATTAGAGCCAATCGTTGCGCTGGTCGCCACGCGAGACCCATCAAGATAAAGGCTCAAGTTTGCGCCCTCCCTGACAAGGGCGACATGGTGCCACGCATTCAGCGTATGCGTGCTTGGGTTTGAAATAGTCAAAATTGTCGATCCGTAAAATACGCTGGCCTCGACTTTTTGCGAATTTGACAAGATCAGGAAGTTGCTGTTGCTGGTTAATTGGGTTGTATGCTGCCCAATAATTTGCCGGGAAGCGGCGGCAGATGTTTCATAGAACCACGCTTCGCATGTGAAATTCTGGTTCGCAAAATACCAGTCGCCACTGTCGGCCAAGGTCAGATAATCACCTGACCCGTCGAAATAGCACGAATACCCGCCAAATTTCGACTGAGTTGCGGATCGTGCGGCGTTTCCAAATATCGAAACTGCGTGCAGCTTTTGATCCGTCAAAGCCGTGTCGTTCATGTGCATCAACAAAACAACACTGCCAAGATACGGGTCGTCTACAACATTTCGTGACATCGAATAAATGGAAGAAAACCCTTTTCCTACTGTGTCAGATAATTGGTAAACCTTGATATAAATAACACCTTGCTCTCCGCCAAAATCCGCCGTCTGCTGTGCCAGCGTGTAACTTACGGACGACGACGTTCCTGATAATGTCCTTTTAAGTGTCGAGTAGGATGAATCCCATATTTCAAATTCATAGGCTTCAGACGACTCACCGAGAGGCACGGCAGCGCCTGAGAAGACCTCTACCGGCCAGCGTGTTCTCCTCTCGGCGGAAATTGTCCAGTCAAGCGACACAGAATCCCGCGAACCAGAAATATCGACAGGGCTTAAAGGCTTGAGGTTGTTTGCTTCGTAAATATCAGCTTCGCTTGCGGCGGAGTCGATAGATGCACCTTGGGTAATAGCACGATAAATTCGCTCTGACCCGATGGCATTGGTCGGCAATCCGAAAAACCCGACTGTTGTCGTGTCGAGCATGACCAGGTAATCGCCGGAATCGTGCAACCCTGTCGCCCACTCCGTTCCGTACAGGCCGCGCAGGAAATCCTTGAGCGTGTAGCTTCCGGTGTTGTCGGTCACGGTCTTGAACGAGACGATCTCCCACCGGCCATCGGCCCCATAAGCGGCGAGGTTGGCTTGCGAGTAAAGCTGCTCCTCGGTCACGCTGGAGAGCGTGTGTGCGGAATAGCGCGGCGTGACCGTCAATTCCGATCCGTGGTCGATGCTGTACCCATGATGCGCCCCGATGGATGCCCCCGCCGTGAATACCCTGGCGCGGGTATTGGTTGATCCGATGACCTGGTACGACGCGCCGGAATCGTCGGAGCGCAACATCACGCCACCAGGCCAGCCAGAAGCCAATCCGGTCAGCGCATAAGCCATGCCTGGAACGTCCTGCTCGCTGCGGATGCGCGGGATGTCCAGAAGGTAGCCTGCCGTGCTGCCCTTGAGCGGAACCAACGACTGCCCAACCACCAGCGGGTCGCTGCCCTGCGCCGTCGAGACGTAGGACGCGGCCTGCGTCAGCTTCGCCTGGCACTGCAAGCGACCATCTGGCAGGTACTCAACGCGGGTAAGCCGCGCTTCGTGTTGCTGGTTGCGGTGTTCAATCGTGACCACATCCGCCGCTTCCAGTTCGGCCCATGTCGGCGGAAAGGTGAAAGGCCCGATGTCGGTGCGCTCGACCCATTCCTTTTCCAGAAGGACATCCGCTTTCTGCGCCGCTTCGTCCGCAGTAAGCACGATGGCAAGCTCCACCGTGCGCTCGCTCAATGACTCAGCAGGGCGCTCGGCGTACTGTTCGCCGACATCGTATTCCCTGCCCGCGTCCGAGTAGCGGACATTCACCCGATACGGCAGTTGCGATTCCATCTCACGCGACACGGGAAGCAGGACTGGCAGATTGTCGCCATCCGTCGCGCCGAGGTCTTCGGAAGGGATTGTTGCCACGGATGCGCCGCCACGAGAGACGAAGCGTAGCTTGTAGCCAGATGCTGCAACGTCGAACGGGAAAGCGGCTTGCAGCGGTTCTAGCGCAGCACGAACGGACGAACGGGCGGCGATCTTGTAGCCGCGCACGGCGTGGTCGGTCAATGCGTTTAGGTCGATGTCCCCTGAGTCCACACCGGCCAGCGCACACTCACTGGTAACGATATTACGCAAGGATGCTGTTTCCGCGTCGACATGGTTATAGGTCATGCGGACGATTGCCGGGGTATTCTCTGGTGATCTGTTTTTCAATAAAAGCGCAGAGAATGGCTGGTGGTTCAAAACGCGGAACCACCCTCCCGTGTTGATTGCCATGTTCGTATAGTCAAAGACCGTGCCGAGGTTTTCTGCAACGCCACCGACCCAATACGAGCAATTGCTTCCAACGCACAGATAAAACTCGTCATCTGAAAGAATATGTAAAAGCGGCAGGCCACCTGAACCAAATGAGCCGGGAACGCTTTGCGCGTAGGTTGCATCCAAAGAAAGGCTGGCGCGATCGAATCGCTTCACCGTGCAAGACGATCCGCTTGATGCGTCACCATCGACCACAAACAAGTAGTTTTCGGAATACCCAATGGCTGTGGCCCTTACTGAAACAGTCGATTGGACGGATATTTCAATCCCGTCGACCCTGAGAATCTTGTGCGAATGCGACGGCGAGGCCATGTAAAACCCGGTTTCGTAAGCCGCAATCCTGACATAACGTCCATACGTCCATTCTGAGTTCGACAGGCGGTTCGTGACCGTTATGGTTGATCCCTCAATGCGCGAAAACCAGGTCTCGCCACCAAGCGGATAAACCGATTGCAAAAATACCGGCAAGGTTCCTGGCGCACACTGCGAGCAGATGGCAACCGAGTTTAATTGCCCCGACGTGATCCCAAGCGCATGATCCGTCGTCATTATCATGGAGTCGTATTCCCCAAACTGGAAACGGCGCGCATACCCTCCATCCCCATGCCCAGTCCATTGATTGAACCGTCCAAGACCATAACTGACGCCTGACGGGTCAATAACCGCCGAAGACAGCATCGCCGACTCAGTAGCGCCCGTCCCATCGAAAGTGTCTTGCAGTGTTCCGACATCGACAAATGAAACCGTCGATTGCCCGATCACCAACTCGGCTTTGACCTGCGCCCGCATGAGCGTGTTGGAATATTTCTCCAGCGAGAGGTCTTCAAACACTATGTAACACATGCCGGGATAAGCCGAGACATTCGCCGCGCCCTTGTCGGCCTGCATCCGTGGATTTGGGAGTTGATCGTCTGAGCCTGGGTAAAACGTAAAATCGACGGCGCCCTGGTTGCTGGCAATGATGCTTTCTGTATTATCCGATCCAGCATCGAATACCAGGTCGGTATCAATCCACAAGCGGCGCAGCGAGACAACCGCCCCGTCCGGCACATGCAACAGGCCGACCGCGAAGGTCGCGCTGTAGGTGTAGGTGGTCGTTTCGCTCGATGACCCGCCCTTGCCGCCCTGTTCTTCGGTGGTCGTCGTTTCCTTGAGCTGATCGTTTTCCAGCCAGAAGACGTTACCCGTTACCGCCACCGTACCGTAGGCCCGCGCCAAGGGTGCGCCGTAGGTTGATGTTTGAAAACTCAGATCATCAAGGCGCGGGCCGATGATGTCCGGCCCCTTGGGCGGATCGATGGCGCTGCCGACCATGCCGCCAAGCGCTGCGCCGAGTGCGATGTATCCTGCGCCACCGGTAAAAAACCCGATGGCGGCACCCACCAGCATCCCTACGCCTTGACCGACGCTACTCATTGACCAGCCCCTTGAAGCGATAGACGGCGACGATCCGCGCCTTCCACTGGGCATCGAGGATGTGTTCGCACACCTTCCCCGATGCCTGGTATGAATGGATGACGTTCTGCCCGGTATAGATGGCGAGGTGCTGCGGCTCGCGGGCGAAGCGCATCAGCAGCACGTCCCCGGCCTGCATGTCGGATTTCCTGACTTGCTCAAGGCATGGTTGCCCGTCGAGTGCCGATTCCAGCATCCCGCCCGAAGGACGACGGGCATAACCGCCGTGGTCGAGGTAGGGAATATCGAGCAGCACGGCCACGCGGACAACCAGCCCGGCGCAATCCAGCGCCTTGCCGGGGATTCTTCCCTGATGGCGGAATGGCGTGCCGAGTTCCGAGCGGGCGGCGGAAATGATGTCGTCTGCGGTCATTCAATGGCCCCCATGCCGATGTCGCGGTAGGTGGAAGAAGTCGGCACCCACGGGAACCCGCCGAAGCGCTGCACGTTGTTGAACTTGTCGCGGCAATCTTCCAGGCGCTTGCGGCAACCTGGAATGGCGATGTAGGTGACGCCGGTTTCGAGCGGGTAATAGGCTGGCTCGACCAGCGTGAACTGCCCAGCCGAGTAATCACGCACCTTGATCGGACGTAGCCCGGCATTCGCCCCGGAAGTAAATTGAACCGTGCCCCATCCGAACCAGTCGGCAGCTTCAGAGCGGCTGGTATCTGTGAAGATGCGGTCGGAGGTGATCGCGGTGATCGAGCCGGTCACGTCGAGTGTGGTCAGATCAACCTTGCAGCCGCCGTGCCCCATGCCGCCGAATTCCTTGCGGCAGGAAGGCGTGTAGGTTTCGCCAACCGACTGCCCGAGAAGATCGACGAGGCCCATTTCCTCGATTCGGTAATGGTCATCTTCAAGCGTCGTCTTGCCCAGGATCGACTTGGTGATCGGTTCGTAATCTTCAACTGGCGAAAGAAAGTTGCAGGCGAACAGGTAGCACTCGGCGGAATCGAACACGCCCGAGGCGATGCGATCTCGTGTCATGCCATCGACGCCGACGAAGCCTTCCAGATCGACGGCAGCGGCGGCAAACGAGGTTTCCGATACCACCGCCGAAAAGTCATGCCCGGATTCCGTGGCATAGACCTGACCGTTGGACATGGTGAGGTCGAACGGGTAGCGCGTGAGGCGGATCGTCGTGCCGTTCTTGCAGACGATCCGCAGGCACAGGGCGCGAGTTTCGTAAGGAGCGACGGTGGATTTCATGGATTCAAAATCTCTATTAGTTCGATTCCGTCAGCATTCCGATGTGTCGGATAATCCTGACCAATGACCAGAGAACCATTGAAGCGAACCGGCCAATCGAACTGGAATCCTGCGGTGATCGTGTCGGAAATCAAGGCGCCTGGCACGGTAATGATGCCGGTCGTCGTATCGACGCTGAAATCTCCACCGAATAGTGGCGTTCCGTTCTTCGCCACCAGCACCGTACCTGCGACCGGCTTTCTGATCTTGCGGTATGGGTATCCGCTGGCCCCGGCTGTTCCGTTTGTGCCGTATTGCTTGACCATCTGCCGAGTCGTCGCCGTCAGCGCCAGCGTCGGCTGGTCCAAGCTGGTCGGCGTGCCGATGCTTCCATTGCTTGAATATTCGTCATAGCAGCGAATACGGAACCCGGCATATTGCCCATGCGCCCGGTGATAGAGGGCCAGGATGTAGTTGTACGTTTCAGACTTTTCCAGCAATTGCGAAATGTCGAAAGTGCGAAGCGGGAATGGATGCACGAGCGAGCGGTATTCCTGCCCGCCAGATGTACGCACGACATTGACGGCATATTCATCCGTGAATGACGCGCCCATCCTGATTTTCTGATGGTCGATCCGTTCTTCTAGAAAATCAGCCATAGCGGCGTGCTCCATTGGCTACGCCGAGAACGCTTCTAGCGCCAGAGGCTGCGGCGCGTCTGATTTCTGCCTTGTCTGTTCCGGCGCCTGCGTTGATCGTCTGATTGATCGTCATCCCGCCGCCACCTGACATATGGACGCCTAGCTTTCCGTTGCTCATGCGCTTTAGTGGCAATGCGCCTTCCGGCCCGGCTTCTCCGGCAACGCCGAAGGTTCCACCCATCGCAAACATGGTCGGCTTGGTAAGGATTCGCCCGTTTCCGAAAGCTCCGCCATTGGCAAATTTCTTGACGGTTTCTCCACCGGAAAAAGCATTACCGTTTGCGTTAAACACAGCCTTTGATAGCCAATCAAGCGCCGAACCAGCCAGCCCGGAAACCTTCCCGGTCTTGCC